GGTGTAGTTGGTTGATGACTTCTGAAGAATACCATCAACGAAAACCATTACAGAGTTTGCTACGGTTGGTGTCTCTGAAAGAGTGAATGCAACTGTTGATGCATCGCCAGTGTAAACATCTGTTGTAAATGATGTAAGGTTTGAAGCAAGTTCGTTTGCACCAACTGAACCAGTTGGTGGTTTCATCTGGAATGTACCAACACCTCTATGTACAACATAGATTGAAGCAGATGCAGCAATTGAGGTGTCTTGGAACTTTAAAATTCTAGGTTGAGAAGAAGAATTTTCATGGATAGTGTAAGCAACTTCTGGTTCTTGGATCACGTTATCCAAGACAACTACTAGGTTTTCTCCATTTGCGCCAGGCACATCAATTGACAATTCATACGCAAGTGTGTACGAATTAGAGCCTACTGTGATAGTGCTCAAGTTAGAACCAAGAAAATCCTCTTTCTGAAAAGCAGGGGATATCTGGTTAATAAATGGAACACCAATATAATTGTCAGACATTACTTACCCCTTATGTTACGTCTTGCAGAATTGATGCAACCACATCTAATGTAGCGGCAGAAGCATATACTTGTACTTTATCATCACCGTTCAAAACAATCTTCTGACCTGATACAACCTTCAAAGCTGATCCAACTGGTACTGGTGCGTTCTTGACAATGTGATAGGTGTTTGTTGAACTACTATCATAAACCAGAACAGTAACAGTAACAGCGGAAGTGCCTGTGTTTGCACAATCAAGTTCGATAAGAATTGAATTGACGGCAGTACCATTGTTTGAAGTATACACATCTGTAGGTGAAGCACTGTTAGTACTTACACTTGTCGCAAATGCGTTCTTAAAATTGTTTGCCATTCTAATTCTTCCTTTGTTTATACTATGTTATTTATTACCCTAAGGCAACCGCTAATGCAATTCCAAACCCTGTTGTTGACAAAGTTCCTGCCGTTGTTGGTAACAAAAATTGATTACCTTTATCATCAAAAATACTACCAGAAAGTCGTAAGTTACCCCAAGGCTTTCCATCAATACCCAAGTCGTATGTCACTGTATCTTGAGGAATAATTTTAGAGTTATCTTCTTTCAGAACATAACTTCCATCTTCTAGAAGAACATTATCTACATTCGGAACAAGGTTGGAGGCAATGTCTGCATTAAAGTCAACAGAGTCAGTATCTTGATTACCAACCACAATGTTTCCACCTAGTGTGATATTACCAACAACATCTACATTTCCACCCACAGAAAGATTGTTTGTAACTGTAACATTATTAGGTAAACCGATAGTAACAGTATCGTTCTTAGTATAAGATGTGTCAAGTATAATCTTACTATCTACTGTTGGATTAGTTTCAAATAAAATTCTAGTATCATCTTCAAAGAGAAGACCATTACCATCTTCTGCAAGTATTTCATCTCTTGATTGTTCTAGAATTATAGAAGAAGAATCTTCTAAAAGTAAATCTTCTTTTGAATACACATAAGTTTCAATTTCGTTTGCAGTTCCTACAATCGTAATCGTATCGCCAGGTATTACCCTTTCGGATGTTCCATAGTCAGCAGCAAGAGTATATCCAGTTGAAAAAATTCCACTATAAAGAGCGTTGACAGCCTCAACAATATCTGTTACTGCTGTCGAGTTAATAGGTGTTTGTAGAAGGGCAATATCGCCAACATCAGTTGCCAATTCATTGAATTCTACTCTCCACTCTTCAAAAGTGAAACTAGCTGGTGCGTTACGATCTGCCATTATTTTTTATCCATTAACTTCATCAATAGAGATTTGATTTCGTGCATTTCGCACTTTAGACTATTTATCTCTCTTACCGTATCTCTTAGTTGATCTCGTTCTTTCTTTCTTTCGTTCATAGACTTCATATAGGTTTCGTATGTAGAACGAGATGTACTGATGATAGCTTTGCTATTCACATCTCGTTCTAGTCCAGAATGTCCTTCTACTTTTAATCTATCCATTATAGCGCCAATGCAATAATTCTAAGGTTTTTAACTCTAGGAACTTCAACAGTTGAAGTTGATTTGAATTCCAGTTTAACAGCAGCAGTTGAATAACTGTTCAATCCACTGATTGTATATTCTCTCTCTGCAAAACTTGCTGGGTTTTCATCAGGAGTATCAACACCCGAATCTAGACTTGCAAGAACATATGGAATATTATCAAAATCTCTTGTATCACCCTCTTCAACAATCTTATAATAAACTTCAATTGAAGCTGGATCTGGACGATTTGCTTCAAACAGAATTTTCAGTGCAGTTGCTGGATTATCAAGTGTAAATCTTCTAGTGACATAAGTTGATGCATTTGAAGAACCAGTAGGAGCAATACCACCCAAGTATCTTTCATGTTGTGTGATAACAGCAGCACTTGTTGTTTCACCAGTAGGCGCTGGGGTCAATCCAACCGAAGAACCATCATCTGCAAGAGATGTAACAGTAAACGATGAGTTGTTACTGGATGTTCCAGTTATAGTGATATCTTTACCAATGTCGAGTGTTAAGAATTCAGATTTAACACCAGCAACAGATGTTGCCATTCCAGTTGAACTGAATGTAATAGCACCAGTTGCGTTTGATGCAACTCTGTCATCAAGAGAAGTAACATTGAAAGTTGATCTTGTGTAATTTGAAATCTTGTTAGAAGTCAAACACAAAGAAATTCTTTCTGAGTCTAGTACTGGTGTGAGCCATTCACTAGTTGTAGTCATGTTACAAACAACATTTGCAGAAGTACCAGAAATTGTATTGACACTTCTACCACCATTCAAGTTTACATTTTGGTTTTGTTCACTTGCAATAATTTCTCTCTCACTTGGATAATAGTTTGAGTTTTCAGAAATATTTGTTGTAGCATTCTTAGAATAACCAGCATCCATACCTGTCCAACGATATTGAATATCTGTGCCAGGAAGTTTGACTTGTGATACTGCAAGTTGAATAACATCACCAGCAATGTTTCTTGTGGCTGTAATTCCAGAACCACCAACAAAGTCGTGTGTTAGATTTGCAACAGTCGGAGTTGTAGCACCAGTTGTATCAACAACATCAGCATTCGTTACTGGAATTGTATAACTGTCAAAGTCAACATTACTTACAGTATGTGTACCATTAAAGAATTCTGAGTCGATACCAATGGTTGCACTATTTGCACCATAGGTTCCATCAACAACACCCCTAATGTCCACACGATCTCCACTTTTAAATCCATGATTTTCGTGAAGAACACGAACAACAGAAGAATTTGTATTTACCTCAAATGGATCTGTTTTCAGAGCTTGACGAGGAACACGAGAGTTCACAAATGTTGGAGTACCAATAACACCAGTGTTAAACTGAGCACGATACAAAGTAAACTTCACATCACGATATTGGTGTGGTGTCCAAACAGAACCGTTCTGTGATAGGAACAAAGTACCTGTTAGTGGGTTGGAAGAAATAGTTCTTCCATCAGCGAGATTTGTACCACCAACTTCTGAGAAGAATACTCTACATCCAGGCTCATCAACCTTTACAAGAAATGCATATTCAGCATCGTCTTTCAAATAAATTGGAGAGTCAAACTCAAATGTGGTTGCAACTGTTCCATCAGTAGAGACATTAATATCTTCTGGTTGAAGAATTTTCTGTGCAAGAACTTTATTTGATGGGTGTCCATCAATTGCATCTGTCAACTGAACATAAACAGGTCTTGTACCAGCAGTCTGGAAGAACAAATCAAGTTTAGTAACAAAGGCACCTTCTTGTCCTTGGTTGATAAATGTTTGTCCTAGTGGATCGTGGCCATTGCCGCCACCGCCGCCATCACCACCATCACCACGAGGTGGCGGAGGTGGAGGAGGTGGTGGTGGTGGGGGATCAGCAACAAAGCGACTACCCACAACCCTTGTAGATGTATTTACACCACCACGAACTGTTCTTGTAACTTCTTGTGTTTGTTGTCTACGGTCACGAACAAACTCAGCCTTTCTAACATTAAGGATTGTCTGTTCTCTTTCCTCTGCAATACCAGTTGCACGATAAATTCTTTCTGCCTTAGATGTAAAAGCACCTCTTTCCTGACTATTGTTTACGTTATCAATAAGTCTGAATACACGTTCACCAGTTCTGAAACGAAGTGAATCTGTGTTTGGAATATAGTAGACACCAATGAACTGTCCAGTAGAATTTGTTACCAAATTGTCTGAATTAGACTTCATTGGTGGATTTGTTGTAGTTGATGTACTATCATTAATTGTTGTTATTGTGACTTGGTTTACACCACCGCCCAAAGCACTTGTTCTACTAATTGTACCAGTACAAACATCATTAACTGCAAAACCGTTTAATACGTTTGTTGCAAAAACATCTCGCAATGTAGTAGTGCCTGGCCCTTCCATTGCAATGTGAGCAGAAGCTTGTAACCTTTGACAAGAACCGCCAGATGTGTATGTACCAATTGTACCTAGAACACTACCATCCAAATTAGTAATAGTAATGTTAGAACCAGTTACAGCAGTAACAAGATAATTATTTTTTCTAGAATTTCTATAGTTAAGTTGTGTAGAACCACCAATACTACTAAACTGAACATGGTGTCCAGGCGCAATTCCTGTTGTCGAAGCAACTGTAATTGTTGCAACAGTAGTACTATTCTTGACAACATTAGTTATATTTGTTGCTGTGTGTGTTTGGTTACGAATAATGTCACCAAAGTTAAATGCTTGTGCGGCATCGTCCTCACCATCCCATATTCTAGCCGTATCACTAGCACCTCTAGAACCAGGCGCTTGCAAGTTTCTTGGGTTCAATCTAATGTTAGTACCACTAACTTTGAAAACATCAGCAGGACGAACATAGTCACTTACATTTTCATTGTCGAAGAAAGCATATATTCTAGTATTTGGTTTCAAGTTACCAACTGTCACAGAAACAGGGCGTGAACGCATGTATGGAATCATGGAGATGTTAGTAATTCTATCTCCAAGGTTATTAGATTCTACAGTTGATTGGATTGAAGTTGTAATACCAGAACGAACTTGTCCAACCTTTTGTGAGAACACTTGTCTACTTTGAGTTGTCTGTGTTGTTGTAAACTGTGTACCACCATTAACTCTTCTAGAAGAAGTGTTGTTTCTGCGGTTTAGAACCTCAACAGCAGTTGGTACACGAGCACCATACCAGTTGTCCTGCCAGTTGTTCCAAACTGTTCCAGTAACACCAGCCTCTTGTGCAAGTTCACGAATGATATCAAAGTTGTTATCATCATTCACAACAACATCTGGACGGCGAGTAACATCATTCCAATCATCTGAATATGGAGTAAGAATAATTTCACCACTAAATGGTGCAACCTTATATGGGTTGGTATCAAAACTATCAGATGCATATGGATTTTTGATATGTTCTACTTCAGTATATGGCATGGTGATAATACCATCAACATGCATAACGTAATTTGAAGATGTTCTACTGCTATCATTGTCCACAGACTCAATCATACCGACACTATCTGTAAATGATTTTGGACGAGCTTCACGTTCTTTCATATCAATAGCAATACTATAATCTGGATTTTTAATGTCACCAATAATATGTCCAGTAAAGTTGTCTACAATAAATCCGTTTTTAAGTCTATCAAAACCAGAAGAATCTTTGATAACAAGATCAGCAGTTTCTTTTTCTAAAAGATTGAGTGATGTATAATATTCTAGATTTGAAATTCTCTTATCTAGTTTACCAATATCACGCATTGTATATCTACGGTTGTCAAGTTTTGTAACTTGAACCTCATTCAAAGAAACAACATATGGTTCATACACAATTTCAAATAGTGTCATACCACTATCTGGCTGTTGTGGTTTCTGTGGATTTAGTGCTGGAACACCTTCAATGATATCAAATTCACCAAGTCTGTCCATAAACAGAATGTCCATTCTCGCAAGGTAATACGAGAAGTCAGCTTCCATGTTTGTACCAATCGCTGGAAGTTCAGAAATAGAAGCAGTGGCGTTAGTGAAGTTAGTACCACTGTCATCAATACGAGGACGGAAATCAATACAGTCTCTTAGTTCAAAGAAACTACCATCACCTTGTGATGATGTGTAAGTTGGAATATCAACATAATTAACAACACCGTCATAGGAGTCAACTGAGAAATAATCACCAGCACTATGTGTGAAGTAATCAAATGTCACACGCAAAGCACCAGTTGGTGCTGGTTGTCCTGGCTTCAATTTAATTTTTGCAACATCATAGAAGGCATCTTTTTGACCAGTATCAAAAGAATATCTACTAGTGATGTCAATAGCACCAGAAGAACTATAAGAACCATATCCAGTTGTTGCCATAGATACAGATATTAGTTTATAACCATCAGCCTTACCCAAAGATATTTCTGTTGCTTGAACAGCAGACTGTCCTACAATATCTACTGTTGCAGCAGACTGAAGTGTTTTTGTTTTTTCTGTAGCATCATTTGCAGATGCACGAACAGATGCAATCAATGTAACCGTATCACCATCAGTTGTTGGGTTTGTTGACAAACTTCCCAATCCACTAATTGTAATTGTTCTATCAGAACCACTAAGTGATAGGTTTGAACCAGAGATATCTAGGATATCCCCAGCAGTACGTCCAGAGCCACCAGCTGGAGTATCAATAACTAGAGTATAGTTTTGAAGGTTAGCAGTAGGTCGGAATGTCTCTTCTGCACCGGCAACAGTAAACTGAACAGAACCAGAAGAGATTGCTCTTGAAGCAAATTTTCTTCTTACTGTATATGCAGTTGACTTTTCATTGTCTGGGTTTGCAGTTGAGTCTCCACGAATTTTTCTAACTCTGAAAAAGTTTGTTGGGAAAACAAGAAGTTTCTGATCTGGACGAACAAGTTCTGCCTTGAACCTTTTGATAGTACCACCTGTAACTGCGGCAGCACCATTTGCATCTAGTGTAATTGATTGTTGTCCACCAACACTAGAAACAGAACCAATGAATGTATCATTCAAATAGATAACATCACCAGCTTCAACTTCTTGCAGAAATACTGTACCAACACCTGTAATAGTAGTACTACCAGTACTTGAGGAAGCTGTACCAGTGAGTGATACAAGAGTTGGACTTACATTAGCAGTAAACGTAGCACCAGTGTTTGCAAAAGATTTTACATCTCTTTCAAAGTCATATCCAGCGTTCATGTTAATACTGAAGAGTCCAAGTTTAAATCTTTTTGTAGAAAGAGTACCAGTGTAATCACCATCATGCAAAATAAAAGAACGAACTCTCGCACTTCCAATAACGCCAGATTGGTTTAAATCCTCATATAGAGTAATGGATTCAAACTCATCAATCTGTGGAACACCAGTTACATTCTCAACAAGAACATAGTTTCCAATTGGGGTTTGAATTGGTTTATCACTAACACGACCAAATGTTCTTGGTTTTGTTGCACGAACAAACTGAGTTGTCATTGTCTCAAGTTCATAACCTTCAACATATGCTTTGCCTGGTTCAATTGCAAAAACCAATTGTGCCTCATCACCACCTGAAGCTAAAGGATAAACCCCACGGTTTGTACCGTTATTAAGGTGTTCACGAGTTTCAACCAAGAATGGACGAACTTCATAACTACCACTTTCGTCAAATGTTCTACGAGCAAGTGTGTGTTCTAATTCATTATAGTCAGCATACTTTTTAAACTTTTCAATCACACCATTATTAACACGACCTAATTCTAGGAAGTTTGCATCATCTGTTGCAGACAATGTTTTCTTAATAAGTGTTAATGAGATTTTAAATCTGTGTGCGCCAGGAGCATTTACGTTTGATGAACCAGCAGCATTGTCCAAAAGAGAACTATCTTCTTCTGGTGTAACAAAACTTTCAGTAACTTGCCATCCAATACGATAAGATGGGTCAACTCTGTATCTTTCCAACAAAATAGTTTGTTCTGTATTCTCTACAAAGTAACCATTAATAAAATAGACACCCTTGTGAACAAGGACAGCAGAACCAGTTCCTACAGGAAAGTTTGTTGCTTGAATATTTGCACCAAGTTCTGTAACTTGGTTTGTTGTGAGTGATGGATTATTCGCAACTGTATTATCAGCATTTGTTGCAAGAATAGTTTCCCCAGCCAAGAATGTTTTTGTTTCTCCATCCGTACCACTGTTCTCATACTTGAAGTAAATTGTTATAGAGAAATCACCCTCTGCAGCAGTAGTGTGATTAACTTTTGCCTTGACACCACTAGTCTGTCCAGTAATAATTTTATTCAGAAAAGATGTACGGTAGGTTTCAACATCCTGTGCATTATAAATTGATTCAACTTTAATGTAGTGGTATTCCATATCAAAGTTGATATCGCCTGGAATAACCATAGAACCCTGTTCAAATATGTGTTCACCAAAATTATTGATTTGTCTTTGGATGATAGTCTGTAACTGTGTAAGTTCACGAGCCTGAACAGAAAAGCCAGGACGAAACATGACACGATGAAAGTTTTTGGTTTCATCGAAGTCATCATAGTATGGATTTACATTGAAGTTAGTAGCCATTTATTTCACATTCCTATTATGATTAGAATTCTACAACAATTTTGATATCTTCTGTTTGGTCAGAAGCACGAGAAATTGGTCTGCGATTTTCTACATAAATTAATTTACCACTATCTTGTTCCAGTTCTGGTAGAGCGAAACCGCCACCACCAGCACTAAAAGTGATAGTACCACCATTAGTTAGTGTTTCTGTTGGAGAAGTGGTTGTTGGTGTACCAGTTGCACCAGAGGTTGCACCAGTAATTGTATTTGTTCCAGTGAATGCAACATACTGTTGATATGTTGAAGATGCACTATTGGAATCGATACCATAGTTTTCCCATTGTTCTTGTTGATAGTAAAGAATATTTTTTGACGCATCAAATTCTACAACTCTACCAGTTGCATTATTAGCAGCTTGTGTAATCTTTTCATCTGGTTCAAATGTACCTGTAGAAGAGGCAAACTTGACTGCATATGTCATTCTTGCTTGTGTAACAGTTGCTACTGTTGTTGTACCGGCAGTTGTTGGATCAACAAGAATACCAACTTCTCTGAAATCGTTTCCGATTGCAAAGTCATCAGTTTCAGTCTGTTCTAGTTTGGTGTTCATCATTACGAAATGGCCACCAAGTTCTTCAGTACCGTTAAACCCATGTCCAACCTTTGGTGAAATAATTGGAACAACAGTACCAGCAGTTCCAGAACCAATTGATACGGCAGTGGTTAGAGCGGCATCAGAGTAGACATTGTTTAAGTTTACGACACCATATGTGTATCCTTCACCAGCAGCCTCAATCTGTGTTGAAGTTGTTGCATTAGAACCAAATGGTTGAATTTCACCACCAGACACTACGATCTTAACTTTACCACCAGTACCATCTCCACGAATTGGAGAATAGTAAATACCACCAGCACCACCAGAACCGTTTGTACCGTTTGTATCAGAATAACCAGAACCAGCAGTAACTCGTACAACTTTGATAGGTGCGCCATGATATGGTGCAGTATCACCAGAAGCAGTGAGTGTATCAGCAGAAACAATTGCATCTGTTTTTACTGGTATAAAATCTGATGTTACAAACTTCTGAACTTCAGATGTTGTAAGTGTGTACATGTACTGTAGATAGTAACCACCCTCAAAGAATGGTGTAGAGGATGTTGATGTTGGGCCAGAGACACCAGCAGCAATTGCTGCACCATTGTTATTATCCAAAACTTTATAAACCTTATACTCATCAGTCATAAAATAGAAAGTTGCGTCATAAAGGTTTAATGCACCAGATTGTGCCGCATTGCCTGTTGCAATGTCGTGTTCGTACATATCGTAGATTGTACCATTCGCATAGTTTCTGCGAGGAATTACATAAGAAACATCAGTGGGGCCAATCTTCTTGGCAGCAAGCATTGAATCCCACTTGTAGTTTTCTACAGTAACAATATCTTGAGGTGTTGGTGGCGTTGTGTCCGTACCACCTGATGTTGATGTGGTAAAGGGTGATGCCTTGCCAATGAATAGATAATAGTTGGATGCAGCAGCTTCAGAGAATGACTCAAAGAACTGTTCTGCATTATGTTGTCTGAATTTTTCAGTAATAATTGCTGCCATTGTTTTTTCCTATAATCTTATTTATCAATCTATTCTGGGGATGTTATTCACCACCAGCTGGTGATTGTTCTGCGATGTGCGCTTCATATGCCGCTACGATTGCATCAGTATGGAATTGTGTTGCAAGTGCCTGAACATCTGCACTCTCACCAGAAACATCTGCGCCTGGCGCCACAGTATGTCTGTGGAATGAACGAGAAATCTCTGTTCCATCTTCTTCAATAATCGTAGCAGTTCTCACTTGAATGTGCTTGAACTGGCCTACGATTTCGATTTTATCTTGTTCTATTCTTTTTGTAATTGCCATTTTATTTTTTCCTTTTGTCCGTTTCTAGAATCCACTAGAAGTATAAAGTTATGCGTTTACTAGATATGTGAAAGCAACTGTCCAATAGGGTTATGCTGACCTATAGACTATTGAACCCTCTAAAACATTATCATCACCGCCTGTACCCATCTGACTACCAGTTACTTCCAATGCAGTTGATACATTCATTGCGTGTCTATAAAAAAAGGCCACCGATGAACTTGGTGGGGTATAAATTGTAAATTCTGGCATATCTACACCCCAATCTCTTGCGTAGCCTCGACTTCCACCTGACCTGTTTTCTGCTGATGAAGCAAAAGGAAGTGTCATAGATAATTGCCCTGTTCCACTTACAGCCGTTGTTCTTATCCTGAATGTAAAAAATACAAAATCTCCGACCTTAACATAACGTCCTGCATTTGATGCTGTTGTGACACTCCCCCCAGAAATAGCGTAAACAGGTGCAAAGTCGCCAATTTCATAATCGTCAAGGGCGTTTGCAGCCGCAGTATCACTATTAAACTTCAATCCATCATTATCAATTCTTAATTTGAGTGTTCCAGCATTTGCATAAAATAAATATGATGAACTAGCCCCACCAGATGAAAGTTGAAGTTGATTACTAGAAGTAGCTTTGATTGCTTCATAAAGAGAACCACTACTATCTTTTAATCTTAAAGCAACATTATTTGTGCTTATTGTTGTAGTTCCAGTACTATCTAAAGCTGGACTTGTAATTCCACTTGTTCCGTCTAATGTAATCGCCATTATACTACCACCAATCTTGCACCAGAGGAAACTGTGAGGGTAACACCACTATTCACTGTGATAGGCCCAGCAGTTACGCCGTTCTTATCAGCAGCAAGAGTATAATCTACTGTCATAGTCTGATCATTGATAAAGAAAACAGCAT